GCGATGCATGCCGCGCAGGATCGGCGGCTTCTACTCGACCGCCAATACCAGCCGGTAACGACGTCGGAATTGGCTTGATAGCTCTGGTAGCTCGCCGTTCGATACGCCCGGAGCGTCTCTGTCCGACTGATCGTCAATGCTCGGACCAGATTTCCGCCTAACCCCGCTCTTATCTGAGTCGCAATCGCCCGAGGGTTGTGACCAAGACTTACCCCTTCAATAAGACCTTGTTCGACGATGGTCCGTCCAGCGCGTGGCAATTGGTCTAACAACGTCCTCAACGGGCTTCCATCGCCGAGTGTGCCGACAAGGTTCTCAACGGCAGCGACGGGCAAGGTGTTGAAGGTCGAGTAGATAGACGCGCCTTCTGCGGCGACTTGCATCAGCGCGGCAGAATCTTTCAGTCCCGCTTTCGCCGCAGCAAATTGCTCCTTGGTGATTGTCGCCTCCGTCAAATCCGCAAACTTCCGCATCTCGATTTGCGTCTGGGCGAGTAAGGCGAAATATCTCTCCTGTCTTACCAACCAAAACTGATTCACCGTCTCGCTGGATGCCCTCGCTTCCGTGATTTGTTTGGTTAATTTCGCGAGTTCTCTTTCGAGTCTTGCCCAGGCAATGCCGTATGCGGCGATGAGGCGCAGGGCGGCTTTGCGCTCGCGTTTGAGAAGAGCGTTTCTAAATTTATTCGCGATGGTGATTACATCATCCGGCATTTAACAAAAAGCCCGACGCGAGGCCGGGCCGACAAGAAGGTTTATAGGAGGACTATGAAACTCAATCAAACTCGTCTTCATCGATCTTGAAATTAAACTTCTTCGAGCCTTTATTCGCTCCGGTCCCGATCCATTTCCCGCTCCAAACGCCTTGGCCGTCAAGGTCAAGATCGATGTGGTAGTTCCCTTCTGAATCCTTTACAACCTGCGCATCCGTGCCGTAGACATAAGTGGTCACAACGCCCAGCGGCGACTTGACCTTAACCGTCAGGGCGCCGGGATCGACCGCGACGCCCGCCAGGTTTTTGAATGTCACATTCTGCCTGACTACTTGACCGAGTTCGAAAACATCCATCGGTTAGCTACCACCAGAGGTTATCGTGAAATCGTAAGTTGATTGGAGCGAATCGCCTGACGCTAAATTGACCGCCGAGAAAACCGACCGGTCCAGCAATACCCCGCCACCTGTCGCCGCCTGCGAGAAAATGCCGTGCTCCGTGATCGCAGCCGATCCGTCTACCGTGTTGGTTCCAACAGTCCGATATACGTTCGCGCCGTTCTCAGTGGTCGAGCCAGTGGCGCGCGTATTGTCGGGGTTGTAAACAGTGGACAACTCGGTCTGTAGAGCCGTGTTGCCGGCCGCCTCCGCGTTGGTTCCGGTCCCGATGCCGTGGAACTTCATGTTTTCGAGTTCTACAGTATTCTGGAAGGCGTCCACGATATAGCCGACGCCCGTATCGGTGACGACACGCAGCGAGGCCAAGCCGTAATCCATCCAGCGCCCATCCTTGCGGACCACGACCAGCGACAATTGACCGTAGAAGTTGCTCACCCCGAACAGGCGGGCGACCATCACCTTCCACAGCCCGCGCCAAATGTTTGGGAGATTCTTCGCGCGCCAGATATTGACCTCGCGACAATTGCCCGGCCAGGGCAAGCCGTGCTTTGCAATCTCCAGCAATGATAATTCCCGCGCGGGCGTAGCTGTGAGCGTCCCCGCTCTCATCACTCGCAAACCGACAGCGCCACCTGGCGCGATGCTCCCCAATTGCATAATCTATCCTCCGATTTCACTTGAAACAGTGCAGGTCGTTACTACTTCGCCGCTCACCGTAGCCAGTGTCACCACATGGCTGCTTACTGCGGCCGGCGTCACCACCTGACTGCTTACCGTAACCGTCGTCTTCGGCAGCGGCGCCCCTTCGGCAAAATTGATCAAGTTCCCGGCAAGTGTAAGGATTCCTGAAAATAATTTGCTGATGCCCTTCGCAGCGGCTCCAAGTGGAGAGATCGATCCCCCAACCACCTTGCCGATGCTGCGCCTTAAGGACCTAGAGGGAGCGATTGAGCCTGAGAACGAACGCAATACGGCCCTTAATACCGTCAGTGTCCCCGCAGGCGTAATCGTCCCGGTGAGCCTTCTAACTGTTGACTTGATCACGGTTCCGACTGGAGAGATTGCCCCAATGAGAGACTTCTGCCCTTGTCTGATCAGTGAGCCGGACGGGGTAATCGAGCCCGCGAAGGTGCGCAGAATTGCCTTGATATTCGCGAGCGTGGCGGCCGGGGTAACGCTGCCCGTGAATCGCTTCTGATCCTGTTTGGTCAGAGTTCCAACGGGCGCGACTGAACCGCCGAGCGGCTTTTGAGTCTGCTTGAGAAGCGCACCGATAGGCCCAATCGAGCCGGCAAACGACCTGAGTACGGCCTTAAGAGTAGCGAGCGCCCCAGTAGGCGTAACTGCCCCAGCGATCAGTTTGACAATCGTTTTGAGCAGTAAGCCCGTCGGAACCACTGCTCCGGTTAAAGTCTTCCCCCCCTGCCGAATAATTGTCCCTATCGGCGCTATTGAGCCCCCGAACGAGCGCAAGACAGCCTTCAGCATTGTAAGAGCGCCTGTAGGGGTAATTGAGCCGCTGAAAAGGCGTTGGAGATGTTTGAGCAGAGCGCCTGCCGGCATCACAGAGCCAGATAAAGCCTTCTGATCCTGTTTTATCAGCGCGCCAGTGGGAGTGGAAGAGCCGGCAAGCAGCTTCTGGGCTTGCTTGATCAGCACTGCAGCCGGCGTTATCGAGCCGCTTGGGGTGATGTTGAAGGTCGTACCGCTGCCCGCCTCCGGGACCTGAAACTCAACCCATGACACCTCCGCGCGCACATCGGGGAACGGCTCAGGCTTGAGCGCGATCATTAGTCCCGTATTGACTGAGTTCGTAAAAGTTCCGCCGCTGACCGTGGTCGAGGGGTTCTCCGTGCTCGTTCCCGACAACTGCTTGTGCCAGCCGCAGAGCATGGCGTCGTTGCCGGTCGTCGTGCCCGAGACGCCTATCGCCGTATATCCGGTCGGCAGAGAGGCCGTTGTCGGATCATCCTCATACGCTCCGAAGAATAGGGCCAGGCAGTTCACCACCGTCGTCGTAATGCTCGTGCTCGAGATCGTGGCGCTCGCCGCGTTAGCGGATCTCGATGGCCCGGCGCCAGACCCGGAGTCCCAGGGGTCTCCGGTCGTAACGCAACCGCGAACACCGTAAATCCTTGCGATTCTTACCGCAGTCGAGGCCGACGCGGTGGCGACCGACGGACCGCTATCTCCATTCTGCGCCCGGCGCCACCAAGCTACGACGCGCTGAGCGGTGGTGTTATTGCCCGTAAGCGCGGTTATCCGCGTCCAGCCCGCCGGATCATTGAAGTCAGTATTTGAGCTGTGATGCGCGACGAGGATATGAATATCGTCAGCCTGGAAGCCGGCCGGAAGTCCAGGGGTTAAAGACGTTCCGGAGGTCGCGGTGTTCGAAGCGGTTCCGGCAGCCGTGAACGAGGGCGCGGAGGGCGTCTGCGCGTTCTGATTGGCCCGGATCTCAATCCGGAGGTTTGTATAGTCGGTAATCGCGTCGGCCTGCGTGCCGTTGAGTGTCCGCCCGATGATCTTCCAGGCCGTATCGCTAATATCGGTGTCGTCCGTCCAGGAGGCAATCTCGGTAGTCCCTTCCAGCAGCCGATACCGCATATCAATATGATTGCCCGAGGGGGCCGACTTGCGGCGCCGGACGCGGATGCTATGGCCTGACGAGCTGGACGGGTCGGTCACATTGCTCAAGCCCAGTTCACAAGTGTCGTTCGAAGGCGGGAGAGCGGATTGGATAAGGTCTGAATCGTCGGGAATCGCCTCGTCGACCTTGCTGAAAAGCGTCGTCGCCGTCCAGCTCCCCGCCGACACGTCGCTATCGGGCCTGGCGATCTGAACCGTCGGCATGGGCGGGATAATGATCCGCCGCCCGCGCAGGCCCCAGGCCACGGGCGGGCCATCCGCAACCAACAGCGAGCCGCTTGCCGTCAGGTTGCGCCCATTGCCCGAATAGTCAGAGCCGCAGCCCGCGACCGTATTGTCGACCATCGGCCGCCCGGAGTGGAGATCGGCGGTGCGGACCGGCTGAAGACTCTGGGACTCCAGCCAAAGCTCGGCCTCGGTGAGAGCCGCTGCCCATTGTTTTAGCCCGGCGATAGAGCCCTTCGCGGCAAGTGCCGTGTTATACGGGTTTGCAAGGATGTGCTCTCTGCTTACGGCGTCGGCGTTCGGGAAGGTGGCAGTGGCCGAAGTGAAAGATGTAGCGCTTGCGGTGCGATTGTAGGCGGTAGCTTGGTTGGTCCCGGTTCCACTTCGGCTGAACGCGATGAAGTACCAGGTATCTTGGACCATGTCCAAGCTCCCCACCGTCTCACCGCCGAATTGCTCCCAAATGAACGTATGGCCGTCGCCGTTGAGGTTGTAGAACGTGAGGTAGTTTTCCGGGGATTCAGTCGGCCCGCCGAGCGCCCACCATGTGCCCCCGTTGTCGAAAAGGGCCTCCCGCTTCGCCCAGAAGCAGACGGTCATAACCGTCGGGCTGTAAAATCCGCCCGTCGTGCGATTAAGAAAATCACCGCTGCCGTCTGATCGTAGGGCCATTGATTAAGTGTCTGAGTAGGATAATTCGCCGAGAAGGAAATGAGCGTCGCCCGTCATCGTGTCGCCGGATTGGGCCGCGTCTCGGAAGATGGCCAGATAAAACTCGTCGTCAGCGATAAGGGAGTCGAGGTTGGTGATGGTGATGGTTGTCCGCATTATGCGCTTGGCGGTCGTGCCGAGATGCGTGTCGGTCACGGTGTTAGCCGTGGCAAACGCCTTCGTCGTAACGTCCTGAGTGTCGGTGTCCGGCGTAATCACGGCAATCTGCGCGCCCCAGATCACGTCACCGCTCGTCGCCGTATCACCGGACCAATCAATCACCAGGCTAAGATTCCCGCTGCCGTAATTCGAAGCCTTGAGCTTCCAAAACGCCGTCTCCTTAGCGGCGGCGTCGTACGCGAGAGATGCGACAGGAAAATTGGAGCCCAGTTGCTTTATTAGTTGTGGAAAGTTCGCGGCTAAGAACTGCGC